GTTTGGTAGTGTTTATAGAGTAGTTGAAAATCCTTTTGAACAGGATGCAGCTATAGAACTTATTAGTGGGGAGTTTGAAGGACTCGTTTATCAATATGGTAAGGTTCAGTTTGAAGAGGGTAAACCAAATATAAATTTTCAAAGAACCATCAGACGGTTACCAAAGTCAGGAGAAGAGATAGACAATCTACTAAATAATATGGAACTAAATAAATTGATGGGTGACATTCTTATCGAAATCATGCAAGAGCAGATAGAAAGGGAAAAAGAAAAGGATGATAAACCCAGCAGTTAAAGTTGGTGCTGGTGGACTTAGTCATTACCAATGGCGTCATCTTAAAGAAGATGAATCAATTCTTAAAACATATTTAAGAGAGAATGATTTTCAAAATATTGTAGGTATCTACAGAGGTGGATTAATCCCAGCAATAATTGCATCTTCATATACACAACTACCGTTAAGTATTGTCGGGTTTCAAACAAGAAATGGTAATGATAAGAATCCATATTGGATACACGACATTAGAGTTGAAGGTAGAACACTTGTATTAGATGATATGTATGACTCAGGTCTTACACTTGATACAGTTTTAGATTTTATACCCAATAGTTTGGGTTTTACATTAACAGCTACTGAGAGTAATGAGATAAATGATAAAGTCACTTTTGCAAGATATCATTTGCAAAAAACAGGTTTTTACTTTCCGTGGTAAACATAAATATAGGACAACTATGAATAGAGAAGCAGTATTTAATCAACTTAAAATTGATGAAGGGGTGGTAAATGAGGTTTACCTTGACCATTTAGGTCTACCCACATTTGGAGTCGGTCATCTTATCCTCGAAAGTGATGAAGAATTTGGAAAACCTGTTGGAACTCCAGTCAGTGAAGAAAGAGTTAAGGAGTGTTTCGAAAGAGACCTCGACACAGCAATCTCCGAATGTGTTGCACTATACGGAGAAGGTTTTACAGACTGGCCAGATGAAGTTCAACAAGTTATTGTAAACATGATGTTTAACATGGGACGAACAAGATTAGGTGGATTTAAAAACTTTAGAAAGGCATTAGAAGAAGGAGACTGGAAACGAGCAGGAGTCGAAGGACGTGACAGTAAATGGTATAGACAGGTTACTAATCGTGCAGAAAGACTCATGTCAAGGTTAGAAAATGTCTAATATCAAAGCTCTACGATTAACAACTGGTGAGGTTGTTATGGGGTTCCACAACCAAACATGGAATGGTAACCACAAATTAGTAGATGTTAAACAATGTCTAGTAAATATCACTGAAGGGAGAATGGAAGTTAATCTTGCAGATTACGTTCCATTTGCAAAAGAATACAATTTCACATTTAAAAAAGACATGGTTATGAATGTCTTTGAAGTGAAACCACAGTTAGAAACAAATTACAAAGTGTCTACAGGAAATCAAAGAGGAAGATAATGCAAGCACCACTAACAACAGAAGTAGAACAAACTGCATTTACTATAGATAAAACTTATTCAGAAGACGATATCTATAGGTTTAATGTTTATCTACAAGAAGCAATTGATGATGGAACTGAGTCAGTTGTAGTTGAGGCTTACTCTAATGTAATGCTTTTATCAAGTATAGAAGATACAACATTTCTTGAAAAAAGAACACAACTACAAAATATGATTTCTACTAATGGGTGGTCTGTATTAGAGATAATGAATATAGTTGAGTAGGATAAGATTATGAAAGATGAAATAGTTAAAGCTTTAATTGCACATGCAGATGCACACATTACGAAACATAAGATGAATGTTGAGATTCATCTTAAAAATCCAATAGGGGTTGCAGAACACTCCGACCATTTAGAAACAATCGAAAAAGAATTAGAACACATTGCACACTATGAAGATATGAAAGATGTTCTAAATAAACACTTCGGAACACCACAAACCACATTGACAGAATCCTAATACTGTAGTATCATTACAGTATGGATTTCTACACAAATGTCTGTCGCACACGTGACAAAATACTCGTAACAGGATACAAAGGCAACACAAAACAAAAGTTGTCAGTATCTTATCGCCCTAAACATTTTGTTCGTTCTAAGAAAGGTGATACACCTTATCGTTCATTAGATGGTTATCCACTTGAAGTGGTTGAACTTGATTCAATGGGTGGTGCAAGAAAGTTCAGAGAAAAGTATACAGGGGTTGAAGGATTTGAAATCCATGGATACGACAGATATGTCTACACTTATATCTCTGATAAATTTCAGGGGGACATCAACTACAATACTAAACTGATTCGGACTGCAACACTTGATATAGAGTGTGAGTGTGAAGATGGGTTTCCCGAACCTTCACTTGCAAATGAAAAGATTAATGCAATTACAATTAAACCATTCGGTAAAGATTCACATGTCTTTGGTATAGGCCCTTGGGAACACGATAGAACAGATGTAGTCTACTACAATTGTAAGAATGAAGCACACCTTCTAACTGAATTTATAAAGTATTGGAGAAAGGAACAGTTTGATATTATTACAGGTTGGAATGTTGACACTTTTGACATAACTTATATCTGTAATCGTATCGACAGACTCTTTGGTGAGGGAGAACACAAGAAACTTTCTCCATGGGGTATGTCAGACATGAGAGAGTTTGGTAGTGGGTTTGGACAAAAGAACCAAGCTTATACACTCTACGGTATTAATATTGTTGACTATCTAGAACTCTACAAGAAACATACCTTTGTTAACCAAGAGTCTTATAAACTAGACCACATTTCAAATGTAGAACTTGG